TTGCGCCCCGATTCATTAGCGGGAGCTAGATAAAGGATGCCCGTAAGCACGCCGGACGATTCACCTTTGCTTGTTTTTGCGTTGTCAGTTGTCAGGTATTTCATTTGATTTATTTATTTATTAACTAGGGACGTTTTTCGTCCCGATGTAAAAATGAAAGACTAATATGCTCATATGTACAAGCTCATTTTTCAATAATTAATGCTTTTTACTCTAAGTGCTTTGCATATCAATTAATTAAAGTTCTGTTGGCAATGTAAATTCGCGCCCCTACCTCATTCAACAGCAGCAAACCCTCTAGGTAGTAAAGGAAGGAAGAACACGGAGAGACACGGGAGAACCTAGCGGCCCAGGTTGGTTTGATTGGTTTTCCCTTTTCGCGAAACCAGAAAACAGACAGACGGTTTGGCAAGTAGCTTAGAATCCATTTAGCCCTATAAGCAAAAATGTCTTTGCGCGTTGGTTTCTTATTGTATAGTTGCTTGCATTACTCTTATTGCATGGTAATTTGCATTTACTTGCCCTAGCTACCTGCCGGCACTAGCCGCCTACCTATTGCCAGTAGCTTACAAGAACCAATACTTTGCAACAGGGGGGGGGTTCGCTCGGGTGAGGGGTAGGTAGATTGAAATTGGTTAGAATGCCTCCTTAAAAAAATATTACAAAGGGTGCCCCCTCCTTGTTTCAATCCCTACTCAGTTGTTAGGAAGTGCATAGGAAATGGAACATCTATTGTCACAAACTCCTACTGTTTTTGTGCTACCTTTCGTAATGTTTTAATGCTACCTGTTTGTTTATATTCCTATCTCCGTAGGAGAAAGGAAGATAAACAAAAGGCTTGACACATCTTCCATTACATGGGTACAATCCAACTATTCCGCAAGCGTAGTATGAATAACAAAAGACTTCCTTCCAAGCAGCTTTAAGTTTTTAAGGCTAGGTGTGTTTACACATTTTGGCCCAAGCCTATTTATATTTTGCCTAGTTATGTCTAAGCTCCTTCTCCTTCCAAACCAGATAATTGTTGCGCGATGATTAGTCCTGCAAGCGCCATCATCGTAAGCTCCATCTCGGAGTCTGGAAGCCGGACGTTGGAGTCTAGGGAGCCAACGAAAGCTATGCTGTGCTTAGAGTTGTTAGCAGATGGATCGACATGGCAGCAAGTGGCGGATGAGACAGGCTGGAGCTTCAATCAGATAGGAGCCGTTAAAGCTCGACATGAAGTTGCAATAGAGGTGAGGAAGAAGCAACTAGCGGCGGATGGCTTTGAGATGGCTGAGGGCATTAGGCTCTTGATGAAACAGAAGATGGCTATGCTGGCCGACAATCCCGATGCCTTGGCTAAGGTGAACGTGAAGGACTTAGCGTTGTCCTATGGCATAGCCGTGGATAAGGGTATGCTGGCCCTAGGAGAGAACAAGATGGTGATAGAGCACAAAGCGGGTAAGCCTAGCCTAGAGGATGCTATGAAAGCCATTGAGGAAGCGAGAGCCGCGCTTCAGAAGGAAGCCATAGAAGTATGATTTGGAAGAAGCATCCTATATTGACCCCTCCTACGAATGAGGAGATGGCTAAGATGAAGCCAGAGACGCTAGCCAACCTCTACGACATCTACCATCAAGCCATTGAGAATAGTCAGCGCGATCCTTACAGATATGGGTTTAAACTGCCGCATTGGAAGAAGGCAGAGGAGTTGATGGAGGAGTTTAACGAATTGCTTGTAAGTGGCGGCAATCGGTCTTCTAAGACGACGTGGGCGGCTACGGCTGTGGTAAGGGCTGCAATGGAGAACCCAGGCAGTGTGGTGATGTGCTTTGCTCAGAATGCAGATGTGTCCATTAGACAGCAGCAGAGCGCCATCTATGATGCCTTGCCAGAGGAGCTGCGGAAGAAGACCCTCAGCGCGGAAGAGAACATCAGCTACACAAGAAAGAACGGATTCTCTAAGAGTAGTTTGATTCTTCCGGTCACTAAGAGCCACATCATCTTTAAAACCTATGCACAATTCCTCAACAACGACACCATCTTGGAAGGCGCAGAGCTTGGCAGCCGTGAACCTGTTTGGCTTAACATCGGTGCTTGGTGTGATGAGTATCTCATTGGCCCTGAGCTGCTCGCTACTCTTCGTTTTCGACTTGCTACAAGAAACGCTAAAATTATTGTTACGTTCACTCCCATTGATGGCTACACGGAGGTTGTGCGAGACTATCTGGAGAAAGCGCGAACAGTTGAGTCTAAGGTTGCAGAACTCCTGAATGATAGGATGGTGCCGTTTGTACAACACTCGGCAAATAGAAATAGCGGCATCATCTATTTCCATTCCAAGGACAATCCTTTTGGCGGCTATGAGCGTATTGCCCAAGACTTGAAGGGACAGAGCGAAGAGAACATCCTCACCCGTGCCTATGGCATCCCTACGAAGAGCGCGTCCACCCGGTTCCCTATGTTCTCCCGTGAGGTGAATGTCATCAAGCATGAGTCTATCCCCAAGGACTTAACCCGTTACATGATCCTTGACCCTGCTGGTCGGAAGAACTGGTTTATGTGCTGGATTGGGGTGGATGAGAGCGAAACCTACTACGTCTATCGTGAGTGGCCTGACGTTAATGTGGGCGACTGGGCCAAGTGGCATGGCGGCAAGTGGATTGGCGGCGAAGGCAGTAAGGGACTTGGCTACGGCATTAAGGACTACGTTGAGCTAATTACCCGCTGTGAGAGTGATAATGAAGAAACGATAACGGAACGGCTCATTGACCCACGCCTTGGTGCAGCCAAGTACCAAGCGCAGAACGGGGCGAGTAGCATCATTGAGGACTTAGCGGACAATGGCCTTACGTTCATCCCAGCGCCTGGTTTGGACATCGAGGATGGCATACAGGCCATTCAGACCAAGATGGCCTACAATCGCAAGGAAAAGCTAGACAGCCTCAACCGTCCGCACTTCTACGTCTCGGATAGATGCGAGAACATCATCACAGCTTTGCAGGAATACACGGGCGATGGTGGCAGCGACGAAGCGTGGAAAGACCCCGTAGATGTCATCCGCTATGCGTGCATAGACAACATAAGATTTGTAGATGAAACAGTCCAACCCAAAACTCGTTCCCAAGGAGGATACTAATGAAAGCCAAGTCACTCAAAGTTAAACTCAAGTCCGTTGAAGAACTTAACGCAGCTAGCCCAGAGCAACCTAAGTTCTTACGTGCCGTTGTTAAGTCTCAAGCCCGCAACCCTCAGTGGGTGTTTGCAGCCATTGATGGCATCGAAGGTAAATGCGTCGTAGCCATTCCGCGCCGATTCACAGGTAAGCTAGAAGGCAAAGTCATTAACGTAGAAGTAATTAAAGATGAAACAGGCACCAGCTACCGACACGAGTTTCTTAGCTGCTGATATTACGATTAGTCGTAAGTGGCTGCTAGAGCAAAGCGATAGGTTGCTTTGGCACGAACATAACAAGCGTGTGCGAGAAAAAAACACGGCTGAATTGTTTCCCGATGAGCTGTCCGATAAGATAGGTCGTTCACAAGAATATGTTTGTGGTATCATAAAGAACGCAATCTCACACGCTAAATTATGCAAGAAACTCCACAGCAACACGCCCTGACCTTTGTAGAGAATGATGGCCCTAACGTCGTTGCCCTGAAGTCGGCATACGATAGGACAACCACAGAACTCGGCACCTATTTCAATCAGTGTGTGAATAGCAGCGACTACCGCCGTTGTTATTGGCCTGGCAAGTCCAGCGACCTTCGCAAGCATGGCGGTGATGCGTTCCCGTGGGAAGGTGCGTCGGATACGGAAGCCCGTGTCATTGACGAGAAGATTAGCACCTACGTTTCCATTTTCACTTCGTCCTTGGCTAAAGCCAACATCCGCGCCTATCCCGTGGAGTATAGCGACGAAAGCCGTTCCCGTGTTACGAGTGCGTTCCTCAAGTGGATGCTGTCCACCTACATTCCACGTTTCAAAGAAGAGATGGAGCTGGGTGGTAACTACCTGTTAGAGCGTGGCCTGATGGTTACCTACGTTGGCTGGGAACGTATGGAGAAGAAGTTCTTACAAAAAATTGACTTGCAGCAAATTGCAGCCACCAGCCCAGAGCTGGCTCAGCTCATCATCGAGGGCAAGAATGACAAAGAAGTCATTGCTATGCTTCGCACCGTCTATCCTGATGTCATTGAGAGCCGCGCCAAGAAAGCCTTGGGCGAACTCCGCAAGAAGGGTGTTAGCGAGCTTCCTATTAGCCGCCTTAGCGTTGATCGGCCCTACGTTCAAGCGTGCGCCCCTGATGGCGATGTGTTCTTCCCATCCTATTGCCTAGACCCACAACGCGCCCCATTCGTCTTCTATCGCACCTTCCTTACCGTACAGGAAGTGCTGTCTCGCGTCACCTCCGATGGTTGGGATGAGAGCTGGTCGGAGTATGTCGTCACCCACTTCCGTGGTGTGAACACCTACAACATGGAAAGTGTCTATGGCACACGCTCCACAGGTCTTTCCAAGTATCGCCAGCAATATGATGCGGACGAACTCATTGAAGTGGTTTACGCTTTCCAACGTCTCATTGACCCAGAAGACGGCAGCGAAGGCATCTATCGCACCATCATGCACCCCAAGTTCACGGGCGCGGCTGATGTGCAAGCCTACGCCAAATTTGAATTGCTGAACGGGTACAACGACTACCCATTTGTTGTAACCCGTTTGAGCAATGATTCTAAGCGGATGTATGACATCCAGACGTTCCCTGAGCTGCTTCGTGGTTATCAGGACAGCGTTAAGACCGAGCGCGATAGCCGTACAGACCGTAACAGCATGGCTACGCTGCCTCCCATCATGCACCCCGTGGGCAACCCCCCAGCGGATTGGGGGCCAGGTCGCTTTGTTCCCTATCGCCGTGCCGGTGAGTTCTCGTTTGGCCCTGTTCCGCAATACAATCCAGGTAGCGTTGAGATGGAGAAGACAATGCTTCTCGCGGCTGATGACCTCGTTGGTCTCAATCCCGCCAATCCGCTCACCTCGATTCGCCAACAGTTTTTTGTTTCAAAGTTCCTCAATCACGCCCGTGATGTTCTGAAGATGGCATTCAAATGCTATCAACGCTTCGGCCCAGATGAGGTTTTCTTCCGTGTTACAGGTGTTGCCGATCCAATGAAGTATAATAAGGGCAACCCTGACGAGGACTTTGATATCACTGTTAGCTTTGACATTCTGAACAACGATCCTGATACACAGGAAGCCCGTATGCAGCAGTTTGTCAGCTTGATGCAATTGGACAAGAATGGCCGCATCAATGCCGATGCTCTCCTAGAGGCAATGGCTTCGTCGATTGATCCTGTAATGGCCGATGCCATCTTGCAGCCAGCCGAGCAAGCCCAGCAACAGGTGGTCAAGCAGGTCACAGAAGACCTTTCCAAGATTTATGCTGGCATTGAGGTGGGTGCTCGTCCTAACGGCGCTCAAATCGCCATGCAGGTACTTCAGCAGTATGCCCAGCAGCCTGATGTTGCTCAACGTCTCCAACAGGATGAGAGCTTCCGCACTCGCCTAGAGAAGTACGTCAACCAATATCAATTTGCTTTACAGCAGATGCAGAATGCTCAGATTGGCAAACTAGGTACAGCTCCCGCGCAGATGGGAGAGATGAATACGCAGGGTATGCAGCAACAATAATTTATGGCACTATTCGGAAACTCGCGTCATCCGCTCCAGCAACAGCTAGACTATCTGGCTGATAAAGAACAGTTCTTAGACTTTCTTGACTATGTAGCGGCTGGCCGAGAAACAGCTATTGGTCAGCTTCACAGGGCAAACGAAGGTCGTATCCGCGAGATAAGCGGGCGCATTCAAGCGTTGGATGAAATCCTGTCCACCTGCAATTACATGGCTCTGTCTGCGAAACGCATCAAGCGACTCTAACATTATTCTGCGAGGTGCTACAATAAAGCCTCGCAATTCTTAGCGGCGTAAAGGCTAAGGAAAAATAATGTCAACAGAAGTCCAAATGGCTAACGCTGGAGCCTCCCAAAAACCAGTGAACACATCCAACATATCTGCGAGTAATTTTGTTACTCAAAGGTATAAAGCCCAAGTGGAGGCTGCTAAGGCGCAAAAATCGCCCCCGCCACCCCCAGTTGAGGAGAAGCCTATTCCTGAGCCAGAAGCTGCGGAACCTACTGAACAGCATCAAGAGCCTGTTCCAGAAAGCCCATCAGCCGATGTTCAAGAAGAAGCCAAAGTTCTTTCTAAGGACGTTGAGATAGAAAACATGAGTGAAGCGGAGCTTAAAGAGCTTGCGTCAAAACTCGGAAGCAAAGCTGTCGCTAGGTTTGGTGAACTCACCGCCAAGCGCCGCGCTGCTGAAGAGCAATTGGCCCAACTCCAAGCTGAAGTTGCCCGCCGCGACGAGAAGCCACTTGAAGCTAAAGTGGTAAATAACCCATATTCAGACCTTGCTACATCAGAAGACTTGCAAGCCAAGTTTACTCAGGTGAACGAAGTCATTGAATGGGGTGAAAACATTCTCGACCGAAGTGAAGACCTTGCTGCTGACGACGTTGTTGCTAACGTTGATGGCAAGGAATACACCAAGCGCGAAATCAAGGAAAAGACACGGGAAGCTCGCAAAGCGCGAGATACCTATCTTCCAGCTCAACATAAGGAAATTAAACTGGCTCAAGACCGCACGGTTTTGCGTCAAGCCCTTATTGAGCGTTCCAAATCGGAACTTTCTTGGATGCAGGGCGACGACAACGACATCCGTAAGCAATACGAGTCTATGATGAGTGATGAGCGACTGAAGGGTTTAGAGAAGGCTCTACCTGACTTGGCTCCACAAATCCCGTATCTCCTCGCTCATGCGGCTAACAGTTTATATGCTCGTAAACCAGTGGACGTTAAACCGTCTGTTAAACTGGCTCCGAACAGTCCAATTGTTAACCAGTCTGCCGACTCCCTCAAGCCTGAAGTTCGTCAGAACAAGGCCTTGAAAGACCTCAGTGAACGATTTGGAAAATCGTCTAGTTATAAGGACTTCACAAAACTTCGTGCTCTTCAACATACTAAATCTTAATTATCATGGCCTTTTCAAACACCTATTCGACAACAAATCCAGGTTCCGCTGTTTCTAACCGCGAAGACCTCACAGACGTTCTGACGATCCTCGCGCCAGAAGAGACACCCATCACATCGCTCGCCAAAAAGAGCAAAGCCACTGCTACATTCAATGAATGGACAGTCGATACCCTCGCTACTCCAGTGACTGCTGGCGTTCGTGAAGGTCAAGACATCTCGTCCTTCGTGGACAAGTTCTCTGGCCGCGCCCGTCTTGGCAATTATGTCCAGTTGTTCCAGAAGAACTACATGGTCAGCCAACTGCAGGACGCCGTTGAGTCCGTTGGCCCAGCCAAAATTGCTGAAGCCGAGGCGAAAGCCATCCGCGAAATGAAGCGCGACATCGAAGCGACCGTTGCTGGTACGCAAGACCGCGCCGTGGAAGATGGCAGCACAACCGCCTACGCCCTCCGTGGTCTTGGCGACTGGCTCGATAGCGCTGGCCCATCTGATGTTCCCTCGACCTATCGCACACCTGCTGCGTCGATCAATGGTAGCGGCACAGCCCTCACTGAGTCCGTGTTCAACGGCCTCGTTGCCTCCATCTTCTCGCAGACAGGCACAGTGGACGCCCTCACCCTCGTTGCTGGTACGACCCTCCGTCGCACCATCTCTGGCTTTGCCCGTTCTGACGGCAACTCCAGCGAGAACGTGTTCCACGTCAACCAGATGGCGACCGACAAAGAGATTACCCTCTCGGTCAACACCTATGACAGCGATTTCGGTCTTATCACCGTCATCAACGGCAATCCAGCTTGTATGCCTTCGGCGACAACTGGTTACTTGATCAATCCAGACTACATCGGTATTGCCGAGCTGATGAGCATCGGTAGCACCCGTCTGCCAAATCAAGGTGGTGGCGAACGTGGCTTCATTGACGCTGCGCTCACCCTCCAGGTTTACTCGCCCCTTGCCCACGGCAAGATCACAGCGATTGCCTAATTGGTAGTTAGCTAGACCCCCCAAGGCTTGTGTGGTATAATCCGCGCAAGCCTTTTTTATGGAAATTATTACCAAATTGCCTCGGAGTTCTAACGGCGATGCCGACCGAGCATTGTTGAATGAGCTGCGTTATGGCGTTAAATTGAAGGAAGCGTGGGAGAACGAGCGCGAGAAGATTTGCGCCCAGCACGCTGACAAGATCAAAACCGCCCAGAAAGACGGGTTTAAGAGCCTTCGTTGTGTAGCTGTCACCCCAGCATGGGAGTGGTTCAATATGCGTAATAAATACGGCGCAGAGGCCATGCGTGATCGTGGCTTCATGAAAGACTATCAGAAACGCTTTCCTCATCTCAGTCCCAATAAAATCTAATGGCTAACGCAACATATACAGAATTTCTCAACAGGGTTAAGGGGCTGTCTGGCGTATTTACCCCAAGCGCCGATCAACTCATCTACTTTGTCCATTTGCTCAATCGTCGAGCTAACATGGCGTATGAGGCTACAGACTATTGGCCGCGCTACCTCGTTGCTGGTGAACTTCGCAACCTAAGCACTACTACCGTTAATGCTGGATCGTTTGTTGTAGGAACAACTTACACCATTCTTGTCGTAGGCAGCACTAACTTTGTGTCTATTGGAGCTTCGGCTAACACGGTGGGCGTAGTCTTTGTTGCTACGGGTGTTGGCACGGGCAGTGGAACAGCTACGCTTAACAGCAACATCGTTCCATTTACACAAGCTGGCAAATCAGACATTGATACGTTTCTTCGCATACACAAGACCTACCAGCCGTTCTATCTCTATTCTGCTCCAGAACTTGAGTATTATGTCAATGCTGAAGGTGCTCACCTAGTGGGTGATACAGCTCCTTCTACTGGAACCTACGTTACCTACAAGATGGTGTGGGATGGCCCATATACCAATTCAAGCACCACAATCCCATACGAATTTCTTGACCATTTGGCTCATGCTGTTTATGCTGATTATCTGCGTCAAGATGGTCAAAACGAGAAAGCAATTGCGGAAGAAAACATCGCAAAAGGCATTCTTGATGACCAACTTCAAAAGACTGATGTTTCCCGCGCAACTGGTATGATGGCCCATCGTATCTCAACCCATAATTCCCGCTCCTTCCGCCGATGAATAGCTTTGTTGTTAATCTCTATCCTAAACCCAATGGTACAGCCGCTGGTCAGAATCTGACAGTAGGCGCAACAGCCGTACAATTTGACCCAGCCACCTTTGACTTCAAGACCAATGCGTTCTTTGTCACGGTGCACGCCGCTTCGATTATTGTCACCTTTGACGGCACGACGCCAACGGCGTCCAATGGTCATGTCCTTCCTAATGCTTGGTATGGCTGGTGGAGCAAGGATGCTGCTATTGCGGCCAAGCTCCTACGCCATGCGGCTACTTCCGCCCAAGTAACCATCAGTCAATTTACCAACTAATATGTCTAACGCAAAAGTAGTTAATGGCCCGATGCAGGTGATTGCTCAGTCTGGCACAACCCATCGCAACCTCACCGTTTCCTCTGCGGCGGCCAACTTCATTGGCGCGGCCCTAGCTGCTAACACAAGCCATGTCTATTGGACGTTAGCTGGCGCGGATATGCGTTTTACCATTGATGGTACAACCCCCACTGCTTCTGATGGTCACATCATCAAGGATGGTAATAGCGGCATTTGGAGCCGTACATGGGCTGAATCCACCAAAGTAATTGCTGTCAGCGGTTCTGGCGTCTTCACGATTAGCGAACTCAACTACCTCTAAAATGTCCGGCTTATTCGACCAAATCACCAACTATTCTCCGCCCCTTTTAACTGCCGGACAGGTTAATTACAAAGGGACATGGGATGCGGCTGCTAACTCTCCTACGCTAACAAACCCTCCTGCGGCTATAAGTAAGGGTGACTATTACGTTGTTAGCGCGGCTGGCACACAGTTTACTATTAGCTTTGCGGTGGGCGACTGGATTATCAGCAATGGTACGGCCTGGGAAAAGGTTGACCTTACAGACGCTGTTTCTAGCGTGTTTGGACGCACTGGGGCTGTTGTTGGGGCTAGCACGGACTATTCGTCGGTTGGCCTTACAAACACAGCCATTGGGGCTTCTAGCCCCTCTACGGGTGCGTTCACGACCGTTACGGCAAGCAGCACTATTGCGGCTACTGGCGCAGTGACTGGCTCCAATCTTAGCGGCACTAATACAGGCGATCAAACGAATATTACAGGCAATTCAGCAACGGCTACTGCGTTACAAACCGCACGCGCTATCAACGGTGTGAGCTTTGACGGAACGGCTGCAATCACGGTAACGGCTGCTGGTTCTACTCTTTCGGATACAGTCACAATTGCAAAAGGCGGCACAGGCCAAATCACGGCGCAAGCTGCGCTTAATGCTTTGCTCCCAAGTCAAGCTGGTGCAAGCGGCAAGAATCTACAAAGCGACGGCACGAATGTTAGCTTTGTCGCTGATGCTGGAGGCACAGTCACATCGGTTTCTGTTAGCACCGCTAACGGCGTGTCTGGAACGGTTGCAACTTCAACCACGACTCCAGCTATTAGTCTGACGCTTGGAGCAATTACTCCGACTAGCGTTGCTGCGAGTGGTTCTGTGACGGGTAGCAATCTCAGCGGGACAAATACGGGCGACCAGACCATCTCGATTACGGGTGACGTAACTGCTGCGGGTAGCACTGGAGTTCTAACAGCCTCAGTCACCAAAATCAACGGTACTTCTCTTGCTGGATTAACCACAGGTCTTCTTAAAAACACAACCACTACGGGCGTTCCTACGATTGCGGTTTCTGGCACTGACTACGCTCCACCTACTTCTGGAACTGCAATTCTTTACGGCAACAATGCGGGTGGTTTTAGCAACGTAACAGTTGGCAGCGGTCTTAGTTTTTCTTCCGGGACGCTTGCTTCAACTTCAGCCGGAGGATCAGTGACAAGCGTTTCCGTCACTACGGCTAACGGCGTCAGCGGTACGGTAACAAATCCTACTAGCACCCCTGACATTAGCCTTACTCTTGGCGCAATTACGCCTAGTTCTGTAAATTCCGTAGTGCTATCAGGTAGCGCAACACCCACCCTTGCAGTCACAGGCACTAGTTCAATTAGCGGAACGTCTAGCGGTACGAACACAGGCGACCAGACCATCACCCTTACGGGCGGCGTCACGGGTAGCGGTACAGGCTCATTTGCGGCTACGGTGGTCACCAATGCCAATCTCACTGGCGCAATCACCTCGATCGGCAACGCCACCTCACTCGGTTCGTTTTCGTCGGCCAATCTCTCGGCTGCGCTCACAGATGAAACAGGTAGTGGCGCGGCGGTGTTTGCAACTAGCCCAACCCTAGTCACGCCAGTCATCGCGCAGATCAACGACGCGAGCGGCAACGAGACGCTAAAACTGGCGTCGATTGCCAGCGCGGTAAACGAGATTTCGATTGAGAATGCCGCAACAGGAAACCCTGTGCATATTAGGGCAACAGGTGGCGATGCGTCTGTTGGACTGCACTTAGTCGCCAAAGGCGCGAGCGGATATGTTAACGTCACAGACGGTGTGGACGAAACCAAGCGGCTCATGTTTAATGCTAGTGGCGGCACGACGAGTACGCGCACGATGCTATCTAGCACGCAGACCGTTGACCGCACGATCTCGCTGCCAGATGCGACGGATACACTAGTCGGTAAGGCGACGACGGATACGCTCACGAACAAGACGCTCACGAGTCCAACGCTGACCACGCCCATCCTCGGCACGCCCTCCAGCGGCACGCTATCGAGCTGCAGTGGTCTGCCCATCAGCACAGGCGTCTCGGGTCTCGGCACGGGCATCGCTACGGCTTTGGCGGTCAACACTGGCTCAACTGGCGCACCAGCATTGCTTGGATCGGCGGGCGCGTTTACGACGTTGAGCGCGAGTGGTCAAATTTCAACTAGCACTAATTTTTCTGGGCCAAATGCTGGATACTCGCTCGGAGTTTCTAGTGATTCGTTTGCTACGTCATGGCAAGTTTATGGAAGTGGTGCTGGTGCTTCTGCAAATCAACTTATTGCCAGTATTGGCGGTACTGCACGAGGCACGTTTTCCGCAACTGGGCTTGCTGTTATAGGCGCGTTGAGCGCGAGCGGCATAACAACGTTAACTGCCGCGTTAAATACCAACTCTACCATCACAGCAACCGCTAATAACATTAAAGCATTTGTTGGGACAACTGGTGCTGGGACAGGGTTTGCTTATGGCACTTACGAATCAAACGGCGGCGCCCAATATGGGCGAGTTGGTATAGAGGGTTCGTCTGGAGGAACTTTGTTAAGCGGAACTGGTGCTTACGATTTTATAGTTGGTAGCATTTCCGGTTCTACTTGGATTGGCGCAGGTGGTGCTGGCATTGCCAAGATAAGCGGCACCGGCCTCGCTGTTACTGGCACTTCGAGCGCAACTCGCCTACAAGCAAGTGGAGACTATTTAAGCAATGGCGGTGATATAACTCTTACGAATACTGGCACCAGCGGAAGATCATGGCGTATTGGAGATGGCATAGGTGGCCCATCTGGTTCTTTGGTGTTCTGGGATGCCACGGCTAGTGCCATCCGTATGTCCATCAACTCCTCAGGCAACGTCGGCATTGGGACGACGAGTCCTTCCGCAAAACTGGGAATCGTCTCCTCATCCTCGACAGCGTATGGCTTGATTTCTCAAACGCCAGTTGTCGGGCTTACTGCGGGTGATTACGTTAACATGGCATATTTTGCCGATGCGCGTAGTTCCAACGCAGACGGTTTGCGAATCGTTAATGTGCGAGACACCACAGGATCGGGCGGCGGAAATTGGGAAACATCGTCCTATCGCATCCGCCGCTCTATTGACCAAAATGACGGAGCATCTGGCGTACAAGAAGAAATTATTTGGGGCAATAACCTCCTAGCATTTAACGTCGGCGGTTCTGAGCGCGGACGTTTTTCCTCCACCGGACTCGCGGTGACGGGTACGGTAACTAGCACCACAAATGCAGAACTAGCCACGAGTGGCGGCGGCAATTTCGTAAAGATTGGTAGCGCAACGGCCATCGGTTCTGGTATTGGATTGCTTGAGGTTACTTACAATAACGCATATTATGGTGCGCGTCTAAAATCATCTAACAGCGGTGGTGGTTCTCCTATACAATTCCTGAGTTACAACGGAACAGTAGTTGGTACAATCACTCATAACGATACCGTCACTGTTTACGGCGGCACCTCTGACTATCGCCGCAAATCCAACGTACAAGACCTTACTGGCAGCGGCACGTTTATCGACGCTCTAAAGCCTCGCGCATTTGATTGGGACAGTGGAGAAAAGGGTGTTGGTTTCATTGCTCACGAATTTGCTGAGGTAAGTCCTTCATCTGTTGTTGGAGAAAAAGATGCGGTAGATGCTGAAGGCAAACCCAAGTATCAATCCATGCAAGCCAGCTCCGCTGAAGTCATCGCAAATCTAGTTGCGGAATTGCAAAGTGTTCGTCAACGTCTTGCTGCTCTAGAAGCATAACAACATGAACACCGAACAAGCCCTCAATAACCTATACGCCGCCGCCCGCCTAGCTCCTCTGCCAGCCGAGCAACACGAAATCATCCGCAAAAGCGCGGAAGTGCTCGTTGAAGCCTTGAAGCCGAAAGACGCTCCTAAGCCCGAGTGATATGAGCGGAACCAAAGACGTTAATTGGCGTTCTTACGTTGGCCCACAAGACAACGGCAAGCTAGTTACGTCTGAGGACTGGCAAGCTCCAAGCGATCCCAAACAATGGGACGATCTTTTCAAGTGCTCCAATGTGGACAACCTAACGGCTATTGGACTAGTGATTCCATCCAGCCGTGAGGACTCGATTGATTGCGTGCGCGGCAACGCCTATTCCTTCAAATCCTGCGTCATCGAAGGCTCTGTGACGGTGAAGGGTGCCATTGACGGTCTGAAGCTCTATAACTGCGTCATTTCGGGCACGGTTGAGCTAGGGCAATATGACAACTACTGGACTAAAGGCCGCGCTCCTACACGCAATGTGTCTCTGCTCAACTGCTGCTCACCGGATGGCGAGCCGATTCGCGTGAAGTTGTGGGACGCTGAGATGCCTGTGGTGCAGAATACCAATGTAAAAGTAGTCGTTATACCAAAGTGGATTTGGCTACCCTATTTTCTGTTCCGTCGTCTCACCAACCCTAAAGCTGTATAACCATGCTCGACCTTCTTACAAATGCCCTAGGTGGTGGTGCTCTCGGTGTTCTCCTCCGCATTGGTAATGGCTTCTTTGACAACTACAAAGCGGGCCAAGAGCACAAGCGTGAGCTAGAGAAAGCTAAGGCTATGGCCGAGATTGCCAGCGATAAGGCTAAATGGGATGCGTTTACGGCTAGCCAAGAGGCGGCTACACCTCCGGCCTCTATCTCTTCGTGGGCGGCGAATGTTCTCACCCTGTTTCGCCCAGCCATCACTCTTCTTCTCCTCATTCTTGTCACTATCGTCTTCTTTAACGTTCCTGCTTTTGAACAAGCCGACATGGTGGACGAAGTGCAATTCGCGGCCTTCAATTGTGTAGGCTGGTGGTTTGGTGACAGAATGACCCGTAAATCCAAATGAACTCGCACGAGAAAGACATTTTAACGGCGGCTATACCCACCACAGCTTCGTTCACTTTGAGCCAAATTAACAGCGTTATAGGCATCATTGGTGGTCTGGTGGGCATTGCCTACCTCATTTGGAAGTGGCGGAAAGAAGCCCACAAGCCCTAGAACCCCCTTTCCTTGCGATTTAAGGCCATTTGACGTATGAACCCACGCAATCTACCCTGTAACAGCCCAAGACGCGATATAAGCGGCGGAAAGAAGAGCGTAGTCCGCGCTTGTGCCAACGGCAAGTCCAAGGTGATACGCTTTGGCGATGCCAACATGACCATTAAGAAGTCTTCTCCAGCCCGTAAGAAGTCCTATTGCGCTCGTTCCGGCGGCATTAAAGGCCCATCTAACAAGCTCTCCGCTAATTACTGGAGCCGCAGGGCATGGTCGTGCTAAAATAACGTCATGGTTTACACCACAAAGACTCCGCAAGCCTCCATTTCCGTATCGGGGGATGCCATCCAATTTAAATATGGTCAAAAGCCATCCAAATCGAGCAGCGGCCTAAAAACCGTCGTTCGCCAATCTAACCCAAGCAAACGTAAGGCAATCAAATGAGTGTTAAAAGCGAAAAGTACAGTTCTAAGAAGCAAATGATGAAGCACGAGAAGATGGAGGGCAAGAAAGAGCGTGCAATGGAATATGGCCCTAAAGGTAAGGGCTTTGGCAAAGCTGGCTACGGCAAGCGCAAAGCCTGCTAATATGCCACTCACTAAAAAAGGAAAGGCCATCCTTAAAAACATGACCGAAGAGTACGGGCCTAAGAAGGCTAAAGAGGTATTGTACGCCTCGGCTAACAAAGGCCGCATTAAGGGCATTGACTATCGGCGTACAGCGCGGAAATAAGCCCTCTGTATGAGGGGTGGTGTGATACTATCATCTATTTGAATGAATATCACCTACACGCGCCCAGGCGAACTCCGTAAGCCAGACATTGATGTTCTACCAGACGGACGTATTCGCATCACGCGATATGTAGCCGCTGGTCATGGCGATAGGGATAATGGCGAGGTAACAGAGGCCATTGGCACACAGGATAGTGGTTTGACCACCGCCCTGCTCGTTAAGCGGAATATGGGCGTAGAGAATGGCAAGCCAGCCATCATTAAAATCTACGAGGTACGGAGTGCTTCGGCTGAGACACAGGTGGGATTGCCTGATGTTTCTTATGGCGACAATGGTTTGCGGACTGTTGTTCAAGACTTTGTGCAGATGTCCACTGGCGCCTACACGCCAGGGACGGTGGGAACAAGCACAGCCCCAACGGATGGTGGTTGTGTGCTTCAACAGGAGCAGATGCAGGATGATGGGACTACCCGTCAAATCCGCCGTGTTTACATTAGCAAAGGGCTTATTAGCCAGTCAGATGAGACGAAGAACAACGGGGCTTTACTGCTCAAGACGTTGGTCTATCTCAATGATGCTCCCGATCCCAACCCGCCTACGGGTTATACCTTGGTTTCCACTCAAGTAGCTAGCCCTAATGGTCTAGAGACAACTACTTACACGTTTGCTAGGGGTACAGGCAAGATTAGTCAGGACGATGAAACAAAGAATAATGGGGCGTTGTTAATCCGCACCATACGTCAACTGTCTCTTCCGGCTGTTGTGTCCAACCCAATTTCGACTCCATCTGGATATACATTAGTTAGCGAAAACTATGCTGAACAGGATGGTTACAAGATTTGGTCGGCATCTTATGCTCAGGGTACAGGTCAAATTTCTCAAGATGATGAAACAAAAAACAACGGTGCGCTATTGGTACGTTCTATCCGTTATCTGTCTGTACCTTCGGTTAGCTCCAATCCCATCGGAACACCTGCTGGTTACACGCTAGTCAGCCAGAACTACGCCGAGCAGGATGGGCATAAAGTATGGAGTGCGTCCTATGCTAATGGAACAGGCCAGATATCTCAGGATGATGAGACGAAGAACAATGGAAGCCTGTTGATACGTTCCATTCGTTACCTAAGCACACCTAGTGTTTCTAGCAATCCTATTTCAACTCCTGCTGGCTATACCTTGGTGAGTCAGAATTTTGCCCAGCAGGATGGCTATCGCATTTGGACGGCATCCTATGCCAATGGAACCGGAAAAATCAGTCAAGATGACCAGACTAGGAATAACGGAAGTTTGCTCGTAAGCAGTATTCGTTATCTAAGCATACCTAGTGTCTCAACCAACCCCATTACAACTCCGTCTGGTTACACGTTAACTAGTCAAAGCTATGCGGATCAAGATGGACATCGAGTTTGGACAGCTTCTTATGCTCAGGGCACCGGACAGATTAACTTAGATACTCGTTTTTCCCAAAGCACAGATGGCGGCACTACGGGTGTAACGGTTTATTCGATTTCGTACCTTTCCACGCCTTTAATTAACAGCAATCCCATCACTACGCCAGCCAGTACGGTGAAGATTGTTGAGAACTATCAGGATCAGGATGGCTACCGCATCTGGAATGCTACCTACGCTAAGGGTGCTGGCGTCATTAATGTAAGCACAGACACCCGTTCTGGGGGCAAGCTCATTGCCTATCACAAAGTGGGCCTAGGAAGCGTTCCTAGCACCCCTACAGCCACCATTGGAGGCACGGTTAGCCTTATTAGCAGTGATAGCCGCAATAGCGATGGATATGTCGTCTATGACTATCGCTGGGTGGAAGCCTACGGCGTCATCCACAAAGTGACTCGTGACGTTGGCAATGGGCTACGCATGGAGACATGGACAAGTTTTGGTCAAACTAGCTATGATTCTGGATATATGCAGCCTGTGGGTGTGCTCATGTCCCGCGACTTTGAGCTTAATGATGGCTACGTCACATGGGTGGTTGTTTGTATGCAGAATAGATTGGGCCAATCACCTACGAGCACAGGCAGCGTTGTTAGCCTAGAACTCATCAACCCAGGCGGTCTTTCATATTCATCCGCTCCTGCTATCCAGTTTACAGGAGGCGGTGGCTCTGGTGCAACAGCAACAGCTATTATTAGCGGAGGTTTTGTAACTGGAGCTACGGTTGTTTTACAGGGGTCTAATTACACTTCTCCGCCTACGGTTAGTGTCTATCCCTATGATGCTAATGCGCCAACATTCCTAGCAATTCTAAGCAATAATGTTTTCCGTCGGGATAAGTATTACAACTTCACCTATCCTGGACGCGCTAGAGCCGTTTCTTTGACAAATCCAGATAATGCATCGTGGATCAATCTCGACTCTCAACTATCTCCTCCGATTGAATCATTGGTTCTAGGAACTGAAGAAACTACCTATTATCAAGGCGATGCCTATCTTTCTGATCTTCCATATCCAGTCTGGAACCCAACGGAATGGGCTACATTATTTGCCCAATACATAACCACCAATCAATATGGCGTATCCCGTGTTGAGGGTCTGCGTGGGTACAGAACAATTGGAGGTGTATCCACTGTGTCAACTGGTGGGGGAAGTTTTGTTGGAGCACGTTCTATTTTAGGGCAACCAATAGATACATCAACCACTGGATATTTGAAGGTATTTGGCGGCCCAGATGCTCCCGATAACAATACTTATGTCCTTGATGTTCAAAGCGACTTAGCATTTACAGCTTACGATGGTACGCAGTATTTCCGCCGCATTGTTGGATATGCAACCATTCCTTCTCAAGCGGCAATGCCAACATTAACCAGTGTTGCAATAGTTTCTACAAGCGTAACAAGCACAACAACACTAAAAGCTGTGGCTACGGTTGGAGTTGCCATTGGTTCTAGAACTAACAGCTTTAGCTATACATGGACTCAAGGCGGGGTTACATTTATTAGAACCGTAATACCAGTGCTTACGGCTGGAACATTGGCATCTGACACGACATTCTTGATAACGCCAACAGATTACAATGGTTCTACAAACGCTAAATACTGGACTCTTAACTAATGGATAAGACAACAGAAGCACTTATCCAAATCCTTAAAAGATTTGGCGACAAAGAATCATTGAGCCTTGTACAAGGACTTACTGAGCAAACCAATCTAGATTCTCAAAAACAATATGATGATAATGCATTGAACACTGCTTTGATGAAGAAACAGCAGGGGCGAGGCATGACCAATACAGAAATTTCGGCTGTGCAAGCGATGGATAAGATAAGAGTAAATCCGCCCAAGCCGATAGAACAGCCTCCGTCCATCAAGGTTGGTGATACTAAGACAAATATGTTGTCTGGTAAGGATTCATTGTATGGTTCATTATTTTCATCTGTTTCCTCAACTCCATTCAACAATGAATTGCATTACGATGATGGCACAACAACTGTGGACATTGATGGCAATGGCATTGTTATTGACCGTGGAAATACGCTAACCATCAATCCCGCCCTTATTACCCAAAACATGGGGATTGTTGAAATTGATGTTTGCTCTGGTGGTGTAGCCAGAAAAATGCTTATTCTTGCTAGTGCTCCGTACTAATGGCTATTTACATTAAGGCTCCAGCAAAAGGATGCCCAACGTGTGATAGTTGTGCAGCAGATGTTCCATGTCCAGCTCCAGAAATCACCAGTGGATTGGGGCCGTTTAGTAAGACTATAAACACCTATTTTGACTATCAAATCACTGCATCTGGCAATCCAACCAGTTTTGGAGCTACTAGTTTGCCAACAGGAGTAACCATAAACACATCAACGGGTCTTATTAGCGGAACGATAGCTACCTGTGGAACTTTTGGTATAGGAATTACAGCAACTAATTCTTGTGGTACTAGCCCAAGCAAAGGCGTTTCATTTGTTGTAACTGGGCCAGCACCAGTAATCACAAGTGCTATAAAGAGAACAGCCAATGTTGGTGACTACTTTTCTTATTTCATAACAGCAACAAATTCTCCAACATCGTTTGCTGTTTTTAATAATCCTCCGTGGATGTCAATAAACACATCGACCGGAGAATTGTATGGCACCGTTTCTAATGATAGCGACTATCACATTGGTATGTATGCCATAAACTCATGTGGCACAGGATTGGAATATCTTGATTTATATGCTGCTAATGATCCAATTTTATTATGCGATGGCATAAGTGCTACTGCCTCTAAATTTGCATTTCAAGAGAACACCTCTCCATCAAGTCCTCCTAAAATCTATCTTCGTCGCACTGGGTCTGGAACAATGACGCAGTTTGTTTACGGAGGACAACCCAGTTGTTCTGGGCCAGTAACAAGCAATCCGTCTTGGGCATATGCTGGTTATCAAGAATACAATTTAAGCGGGACATTAGTTGTTGATAGCATTACGGAGAACGGCATTCCATCTGGAGGAGCAATTCTTCCTCCTTGTGGAGTACCATCTACTGGTGAATGTTTGCCAGTTGTTACCCAAACGGCTTACACATTTACTGGCGATCAAGTGTGTTATGGAAGTTTTCCAGCATTCTATTATTCGGGAGTTGTTACCGATCAACTATCCAATGAATACACCACAAATCAGTTAATATCACATACTCAATCACTTCTACCGGCCTATCCAAATACATGGAATGGAGCTTGTTTAGCATCTCGTGATTTAGAAGTTAACGAACTCACCTATTCAATCAGTCGTTTTAGGTATAAATTCTCCCTTCCGGTACTTACCGGATTTACCACCTATCAAATCACTTGGATGGAAGGAAGCACTCCTAGAACATACAATTGGAATGGCTCTGATGTTGAAACACCTGTTTATACGGCTAATGAGCCTGCTACCAATGGTAGTTACACCATTACATCAATCGTAGCTTCTGGAACATGAGTATCCCTGAAGGAGTTGTTATGATAAGGCGCGACATTTGCAAGCAATGTCCAACTCCGTGCGATCAACAGCACAACTATCTCCATTATAGCCAGAAATGCTCTGGTTGCCCATTAAAACAACCTAGATGGCGGCCTTATGGGAAGTGTATGTTTGGCCTAGGAGACGCCGTAGCAGCCCTAGCTAGCCCCATAGCAGCCGCTAGTGATAGTATGTTTGGTACAAGCCTGTCTAGTTGTGGTGGATGCGCGAAACGCCGTGAAGCACTCAATCAGATGGTTCCCAACATTCTTCCTCCCTCCTCCTCCTAATTGTTCGTGATATAATAGACTTATGGCCTATCAAGACATTCCAGACATCAAAACGCAGATTGCCTTGAACAAGGTGCGTGGGCTTACCCCCAACCTAACTCCCGCTGAACAGAAACTGTATGCCGAGCAGCAGTATTTAGAGAGCGAACAGAAGCGTATTGCTCAGGAAAAGGGCTTGCCTAGCTTGTTGGGCGGGGATGTGCGTTCTTACACGGGGTCTATGTTTGCCCCTGTTGGTAGTCCTATGGCGGCGGTTCCTATGCCACAAGGTGCTCCACGGGTGGGTGAGATGGGTGGCGGCATTGATGTTAATGCCTATCGTGGCTCTATGTTTGGGGAAGGTGTTATGGGGGCCGCGCCCATCCTTGGTGGTAGTCGTACCCAGCCCTACAACCCCAATGCTACGGCTAATGCCATTTTAGGGCGGGCCTTTGGTCAACGTCCAGCGGGTCAAATTAGCTATGCTCCTTCGGGCCAAGTAGCTCCACAGACCTTCACGCAGGGCCAACAGACTCCACGAGGTTCTATTGTAGGCGCTGGTGAGAGCATTTCAATGGGTCAGCAGCCAAGAATGGCTCCATCTGCTCCAATCCTAGGCCAAAGCTATCAAGGCGTGCCAGATATGACTGGTGGCTATGAAGCAGCGGCTCCTAGCCCTGTTTCTCGGCCTTCTATGGCTGCTCCAGCCCCTGTTCAACAGACTCAGCCCGTTCAGCCCTCTATGCTGGGTGGTGCGCCTGTTTCCATGCCGCAACAGGCTCCTGCTATGGCTCCTTTGCTTGGTGCCTTCCAGCCTGGTAGCCAAGAATACAGCTTCTTACAGCAACGGGGCGCGGCCCCACAAACCCTAGGCTATGCAGCTCAGGCGGCAGCGGCTAGCCCATATATGCAGCAGCTTGGTATGCAGCAACAGCAGTTTGCCGCTACCCAGCAGGAGCGTCAGACTAAAGAACTTGTTAATCGGGCGGCTAGCCAGTATGCTATTGGTAATACTGATATTCTCGGTCAGCTTCCTGCTAACCTTCAAGCGGAAGTAAAGGTTCTTGGGACTAAGATGGCTCAGGATATTGCTGTAAAACAGCCCAATGTTGGCTTTCAAGAACAAGCATTAGCGGCTGAAAAATCGAGAATGCAAGCTGCTCAAGGTGGTCGTCCATTGACGCCAGAACAAGAATCACAAGCATTTTCTACTGTTTTACGAGCTGGAGCACCTAGCACAGAAGAAAAACAGGCTCAAAGTCTTTTTGATACTAATTTAAAGCTAACTGAAGATACCATTAAGAGCGATAAACTTATGGGTTCTGCTGCGCGGACTGCTTCTCCAGCTATTAACAATTTAGAAAAACTATTTGAAACGGCTAATTTAGAAACTGGCTTTACTGAACCAGCAAAGGCTCAAATTCGTGCATTTGCCAAGGGATTTGGGCTTCCTGTTGATGAGGCTAAATTAACTAATGCTCAAGAGGCAAAAACCTATTTTAATCAACTTATTATTCCTTACTTTCAAGCAACTAAAGGTGCTATTTCCGATAAAGAAAATGCTTTGTTTTCTGCTATGGGGCCAGAATTTGCTAAAAACACAGCGACTAATAAACGCCTTCTTTCTATTCTTTCTGAAAGAAATAAGACACTGCTTTCCCTTGATAAATTGGCTAATGATTTTTCCTCACAGAACCTTAAGCCACAGGATTACAACGCTAAACGTCAAGCCATCTTGGATGCTTATGACAAGAAGATTGATAGTAAATTTGGAGACATTCTGAATAATCCACAAAACACAGCAGGTGGTGCGATTGCTCAACCCTCTCCATCAGCAATTCAAGCCTTAAGATCAAATCCATCTCTTGCTCGTGACTTTGATGCTAAGTTTGGCGTAGGTGCATCCTCTAAAATACTTAAATAATTACAATGGCTAAAAACTTTTTCGATCAGTTTGATGTTGCTGTTGCTCCAGAAAAAACGGAAGGCAACTTCTTTGATCAATTTGATAAACAGCCAGCCGTTCAACAACCATCTGGATTCGGCTCTACTAGGGCTGTTTACGGCATTGGCACTAGCGTTGAGAACCTTCAGCAGCAAGGAGCCAAAACTGGTGCTGCAATGGCTCGCTATGGCGCTCCATTGATAGCTGGCCTTGCAACGGGTGGTGTATCGGCAATTCCCGCTGTTACCGGATTCATGGGTGAACTAGCTGCGCGAGGAATAGAAGGTAAGTCAGTTCTATCACGAGAAGCATTGGGTGAAGCTACTTTTAGCGCAGCTTTAAATGCCATTCCAATTCCAGCACCAAGTCAGGCTAAAACATTCTTGGCTCAAGGAGCAATTAATGCCGCAAAATCTGGATTACAAACGTTTGGAATTATTAGCGGCGGAACGGTAGCTAAGGATATCATTCAAACGGGCAAGATTCCTACGACTACCGCAGAACTCAAAGAAACTACCAAAAAGATATGGGAGAATGCCGCACTTCCCACCGTGATGAATGCTGCGTTACACGGAATGGGCGGATTGGCTCGTTCAATTGGAGATGATCTTGAGTCTGCTAATGCTCAACGCAATTTACTTTCACAGATTGGCGTAAGAAGCCCAACGGCTGCGGCCCTGCTTCCATCTAAACTTGCGGACATTGAGGAATCAGTAGCTGCGGCAAGTTCAAGTGTTGCTGCTAAACGTGAAGGTATGCTTTCTGATGCATCTCAGTCAATTAAAGGTCAACTAGCCCCAAGGATTCAATCAAACAATGAAATGGTTTCCAATATGCTTGAAGGCAAAATTGGAGTCTATGACGAGGCCAACGCTCGATATACAAAGGCCGTAACAGCAGCTAAACAGGCTGAAAATGCTGCTTTAGAAGCAGAATCTAACATCAATCTTACTCCTGAGCAAAAAACACAAATTGGTGACAAAGCTCTTGCCGATCAATATAATGCGTTGTCTGAAAAGGCTTCTGCGTTATTTGATGCCGCAATTGGAACAGGAAACATTTCAAACACATCTTTAGCTGAAAAGGTTGGAGAAACTATCTCCACCTTGTTTAATTTACGTCGTATGTCTGCTGCTAGTATGACTCGTAACCTTTCTTCAATGGGAGAGTTTATTGACGTAAATAACATGGCTAATTCGGCCAAAAAAGCGTTAGGCAATGATGCTAATACTGATGCTGGTAAACGAATCCTTAGCACTATCGAGAACTATGCTAAATCTAGGGCTGAACAAGCACCTAAATTATTTGATGCTACTGGCAAAGCAATTGCAACTCCATCATCTGCATTAATTGACATGGGGCAATTCCGTGAATTGCGGGATAATATTAGCTCTGCATTGATTGGAATGGGTGATGCTTCGGTAATGAATAAAGCAGAAGCACTTGCAAGTAAAGCATATGGTGCTGCAAACGATGCACTTTCTCAATCTATTTCGGCGCTTCCTAATGGTCAACAATTGCTTCAAGAGCATAATGCTTTCCGTAACTATTGGGCTTCTACGTCCAAAATGCTTGAATCTCCACTTGGTCGATCCCTCTATCGCAAGGAAATCAATGATGAGTTCATTGGTTCTTTGGCTGGCAAATTAATCAAGGGAAATGTTGATGAATTAAAGAATCTTGGACAGTTTTCCGATGCTATCAGTTTTGCTGATCCACAAATTAAGAAAGTTGCGTTAGGTTCAATTGCTGATGCCGTTAAAAACAATCTTATATTAAAAAATCGTTCTAATAATATTGTTAACTGGAATGGCGTAGCTAAAGACATTACAGAAATGAACAGCGTTAGAGATATGGGCAAGTATTTTGATACTGCTAGTATTGGATTTGGCACTGCAAAAGAAGTTCAAGCATGGAGTGCGGCTACAAAGAAATTTAAGCCAGGTGATTTAAGGTCTGATGATATTCTTGCAGCCCTTGAAAACCCGGAATTTAGAGAAGCTATTTTGGATTACAAAAATACTGATAAAATTCTTTCAAGAATGGCCTTTAATAATAAAGTTAAGGAAGCACAAATTAATGCTGCTGTAAACGAAACCGCTGCGGCTAAACGATCTGCTACTGAAGCTCGTGAATATGCTAAAAAAGCTGGTTTGAGCATGGAGCAACAACGTGCTGCTTTTCAAGAAATTGCAGATAACCCATCTTTTGCTATTTTTCGTGGAAAGGGAGGCTTAAATCTCACTAAAGACCCAGCTAAAACCACCGAGACTATTACAAATTTCATCATGGAATCAAGGACTGATGATGCTAAACGCTGGATGAATCATTTGAAGAAAACTGATGCAGATGCTCATGCAATTATTGTTGAAAACATTATTGGTAATAACCTTCAAGACTTCCTTGTTCAATCTAAAACGGCGGGTACGGCTACAACAATAGACATCAAAAAAGTAAGACAATACATTGAAGGCAAAGATAGTGAGCGATTTATAAAACTATCTGCGGTTATTGGGCCAGAATTTACCAATCGTTTTAATGCATTTATTAAGGCAGTTCCAGCACTAGATGATGCCTTGATGTATGGCACAAATCAAAAGACATCTACCGCAATTGGTAATCTATATGGCCTTATTGCTGGTGTTAAACGGGCTGGGCAAGGCCAAGAATTGGGTTTCCGTTCACAACAAGCTAACATACTTCAAAAAGCAGGTGCATTAATTGCAAATGGAGCCTATCGCACTATTGCTAAATCAATTACAAATCCCAAGGCGGCTGATTGGCTATGGAACGTCAACCGTCCATTTGCTGATGGCGTTGCTTCCCTTCCTGCTCAACAAGCCATCATTATGCTTACCGATAAGCGTTTGATTGATGAACAAGCTCGTTTGCAGGGTAAGTCTAATCCACCCGCTCAGAGGCAGCAATAGCTACTTCTGGTAGGAAGAATCTAAGTCCACAGGAGATGTTTCCTACAATTTCGCACAGGAACATCCCGTCCTGTTCTTTCTGAGATACGAACCTCCACTTGTCCAATTGAGGCAGGTGGAAGATGGAGCCATCCTCTGCCCTGGCCGTCATAAGGATGTTAGGTGGAATGTTCTTGAACCAGTAGAGAGGGTCTATGGGGCTATTTGCGTTCATAAAAGAGATAGCTTCAAGTCGGATTTGAACCAACGACCGCTAGTTTACAAAACTAGTGCTCTACCAACTGAGCTATTGAAGCGTATGCCTATCTGCACTTTGTAGCCTTACGGCTAACACGGATGGAACCCGATAATGCAGATAGGAAGATTGTGAGAGGGGCTCAAACCCTCATCCTCGATGTAGCCCCCGGTTCGTCAACTGGGTAGCACCGAAATACTGTTCTTTGTACGATCACAAATTGGTTTTGGCATAACGATAGTATTTGATCTGTCGGCTATCGTCTTTAGCGTTAGCGCGGCACATCTCTAGGAGGCCGCTGGTGTGCCAGTTGTCAAGGATGGTGCGGGCTTTGCTTCGTGTGCAGCTATATTTAGCCATGAAGTCAGCCATAGTGAACCATCCGTCCTTCTCGGAGACAGAGGAGCTAGCCATTAAGAGGTCAATTTCGTCCCAAGGAGAGGTTTTCATTAGTAGGTCTTTATTTCTGTTGCTGTCGTAAATTTGCCGTTGATGCCGCGAACTTGGAAGATGCTATACGTCCCGTCGTCTTCTACCCAGCCATAAACCCATCCGTGGCTCCAGCGGAGCTTGCCTGTCTTCCTATTGGCGTAGCCTGGGTTGAGGTCACAGAGACAGCCTATGCAGCGGGCTTCCTGTGGGTTGAGACCTGGGGTGGAGAAGGCTTCGATGCTATGGCAGTGGCCGAAAACTACGTTTCCATAGATGCGGCTATGGGAGGCGCAGGCTGACGATCCCGTGTGGTAGCCATGCACTACGTTCAAATGGCCGATAGAAACCACCCCTAGGCGGCTATCGTAGGGGATTAGAGAGGCTTTGTTCCGTTTTGCGACATACTCTATGTCCTTGACCATTCTTAGCCCCAAATCGGCTTTAACGGCGTCTGTGGACTCGGCTAAGTCGTAGGCGCGAACGTCATGATTGCCCAGCATTAGGGTGTTTTCCTTACCACCAAGGAAGAAAGAGTCGGCAAATTCTGCCCCTACGTCAAAGTCTTCCCGCATAGATACAGCCCGTTCATCCTCTGAGGCTCCCTTACGAATGGCTGAGAAGTCCCATAGGTCTCCTGCAATGATGCGGATTTCGGGGTTGAAATCCTTGGTAAATGCAAGCGCGGCTTTAATGGCAAGTTTGTCTGCCATATTGCCATGAATGTCGCTTACAATGATAAATTTCTTTTGCATTAGTCGTTGTTGAGATCGTGGGATATGCCCACGGCTGCGAATACAACGCTGCATGATAGCAGCATGAAGCCAGCACCAACAACCATGAATATGTCCTTATTGATGACACCCGCAACTACACAGGCGGCGAATATGGGGATTAAGAATGTAAACATTTGAGTTGTTTTAACTCTTCTTCAAGTCTGTCGGCCTTCTTTTTCCAGTAGAGATAGGGGGCATAATATCCGCTATCCATGCCTTTGCTATCAGCAAAAGTGTCCACGCTGCCGTCATCATGGTATGTCCATTCCTCCCATGCTCCATCTGTATCTTTTTCGGTTAATACGTTTCCGTGGCGGTCATAAGTATTTTCCAATTTATAGCCATCGCTTCTTTGGAAAAGCGTTTGATTTCCATTGGCGTCGTACTCAAAGGCGTGCCAATGCCCCGCGCTATGAGTAAACCTAAGCTCTCTGCCCTCTTTGTCGTATTCCGTTTTCGCCCACATTCCATTGCTATCGTTAAATTCTAATAAGTTGAATTGTTCGTTATAAGTCTGTGTTCGCCAATATCCGGTGGACTTCTTGCATGAGGTTTCGCATTTCTCGCCATCATCTTTGTCAAGATAGGTGTATTCGCTCCATTTCCCGTCTTCACTTTTGGTGGACAGGAGATAGCCTTTTTCGTTGTAAACATTGCCCAATGGGAGGTCTGGTCGTTCGATCATTTGTTCTTCTTTCGTATTTCTCGCTCTTCAGCGGTTTTGGTTTGATGACAGGTGATGCAGACAGCTTGGTAGCCATCTAGCTCCACGAAAAGACGTTCTATGAAAATGTCCCATGTCTCAAATCCCTTGGCGGGATCAACGACTGGGTTGATGTGGTCTATCTTTATCGACTTGTTCCCTACGCTATTCGCGCATAGCGCACAGGTGTAGGTGTTCCTAGCCGTTCTAGCCTGCTTCTTACAAGTGTACTTAGGTGCCCAACGAGACGAAGCCCTACGCAACGCAGACGTTATAAAGCTCTTAAATCGAGCCTTCGTCCATTGACCGTTGCAGTAGAGTTTGTCGTTCATTCGTTAAATCTACCTACTACGGAATTACCTAGGTAGAGGATGGCGGCGTTTAGATGTTTGCAGCGGGTGCGTAGAGGTTCCCCATACTCTCTCACCCTTCCAGCCTTGTCCCATTCCTTTTGGCATCTGGTCATAAAATCGGGACAGTTACAGGCTCCGTTGGGTGTGTTCTCAGCAAATTCTACGGTGTAGATGGTGTCGCCGTCAGCGCCCGTAACGCTCATTTGGGAGCGCCCAGACATCTCGCACTTCATGCTGCGGCCTCTAGGTAGTGCTCCAGTTCTTTAGCGCGGCTAAGGGCTAGAACGGCGTCTGCGCCCTTCTCCAGCCGCACGAGGGCGTTATAGAGGTCGGTGGAGGTTTCTGCATGGATGCAGTCGCCTAGGAGGTGGTTGATGAGTTGGTCGGTTTTGTCTTTCATGTTAAATATCCTTCTGTCCTAGCCCAGCTAGGGTTGTTGTGTATGTTTGTGTGGCATTGGCGGCATACGCCTAGCCATGTGGTTGTGTCGTTGGTCTTAGAGCCTCTACCAGCTTTGTGATGGATGTCGGTGGCTAGTTGTTCGCAGAGATGGCAAATGGGCGACAATAGGAGAAAATTGAGGCGCAATTTGCTGTATTCGCTATTCCTCGCTCTCTGCTTCTTGCTTACCCTTCGTAAAGGAGTGGCGCGGGATAGTCCAGATTTCTTTACCTTCGGGAGTAGAAAGTAGTTCATAATGGGTGTTGCTTCCTTTTAGCTGGGTGATGGCCTTGTGGAGCATCTCTGCTTCACTTTTGTGATAGGGGCCAGCCAGTGGTTCAAAGCCTTGTTCAAGCAGAGATTCTTGGGTCATAGTTGTTTTGGGAGCGGTAGAGGCGGGTTAGACAAAGGAAGTCTTTGTATGCTTCAACTAGGGTTTCGCGGTCATATTTAACAACGTCCACCCGTCCTGGTTCTGTCGTGGAGATAAACACGTTCATACAATAGGGATCATCGAACTGAGAGTCATTGAAGGCGGCGGCGAAGTAGGCCGCAATCTGCATAGGATGGGTTTCGTTAGGCGTTACAGGTTTGCCTTTTTCAGTGCGTTTAGACTTCCAGTCGAGGATGCCTTTGCCCTTGGCGGAGCGATGCACAACGTCGGTGGTA